GCCCGGTAATACAGGTTCAACAGGAGCCACAGGTACTACAGGCTCGACGGGTTCGCCGGGTAATGCTGGAGGAACCGGATCACCTGGTAATGCTGGTGGTCCAGGCGCTTCTGGTAATCAGGGCGCGTTCGGAACTCCCGGCAACAATGGAGCTTCAGGTAATCCGGGCGCTAATGGTAACCCAGGTGCACCTGGACAAAACGGCAATCCAGGATCACCTGGTAATGCTGGCGGAAACGGGAATCCAGGAGGAGCAGGATCACCAGGTAATAGTGGTGGTCCAGGCCAAGCTGGTAATGCTGGTGGACCCGGCGAGCCTGGTAATGCAGGTGGTCCGGGCGGCCCTGGTGGGCCCGGAGGTCCAGGTGGTACTGGAAACAATGGAACAAACGGCGGGCCTGGCGGAACTGGTGGAACTGGTGGACCAGGAAACAACGGAGCTGCTGGTAATACGGGCGGAACTGGTGGACCGGGCGGAACTGGTGGATCAGGAAACAATGGTTCTCCAGGTAACACCGGAGGACCGGGCGGAACTGGTGGTCCAGGAAATAACGGAACAGGCGGTAATCCTGGGACTCCAGGAAATGCAGGCAATCCCGGAACTCCAGGAAACGCAGGCAATCCTGGCGGAAATGGGAACAACGGAAATCCCGGTAATAATGGCGGCACCGCATTTTTAGCGGAAACCAATACCGGTATGATTCTTGTATTTGATAATGCTTCTGGAACTATTAGTGGTGGTGTTGGAGGAACAGGAGGAACAGCAGGGCCAGCCGGAACCGGTGGTCCCGGCGGCGCTGGGGGTGCTGGTGGAACTGGCGGATCAGGTGGCGGTGGTGCCGGTGGTTCTGCGGGTCCTGGCGGACCAGGAGGACCTGGCGGACCTGGCGGTCCTGGAGGAGCAGGCGGCGGAGGTGGTCCGGGTGGACCCGGTGGTCCTGGTGGATCAGGAGGACCAAGCGGAAGCACAGGAGGATCAGGCGGACCCGGTGGAGGAGCAGGCCCAGGAGGACCCGGAGGAACAGCAGGACCCGGCGGTCCTGGCGGACCAGGAGGACCTGGCGGACCTGGCGGTCCTGGAGGAGCAGGCGGTCCTGGCGGTCCTGGAGGAGCAGGCGGTCCTGGCGGCGCCGGTGGTCCCGGAGGAGGTAGTGGCGATGCCGGCTTCGGTGGACCTGGCGGAAATGCCGGAGTCGGTGGCGCTGGTGGACCATCAACATTTGTACCCGAAATAGGAGCCGATGGCGAAGTCTTCGTTCCGGCTGGATCTCCTGGTTCGCCAGGTGACAATGGTGCTAACGGCGCTAACGGCGGTTTCGGAGATAGCGGATCTCCCGGTCCAACTGGACCAACGGGATCTCCCGGTCCAACTGGACCAACGGGATCTCCTGGACCAACTGGACCAACAGGACCTCAGGGACCAACAGGGCCCGCAGGAGCTCCAGGCAACGCTGGTTCGACTGGTCCAGCAGGATCAGGAGGACCAACTGGAACGCCGGGAAATTCTGGCGGCGCTGGTAGCACTGGTCCTACGGGTCCTACGGGTCCTACGGGTCCTGCAGGGACTCCGGGCAGCACTGGACCAACTGGACCAACAGGCCCTCAAGGAACTCCAGGATCGGCTGGAACTCCAGGAGATGGAGCAGCTGCTCCTAACGGCGATGCAGGAACGCCAGGAGCAACTGGACCTTCAGGCGCAGCCGGAAACGCAGGAACTCCCGGTACTCAAGGAAACTCGATTACTGGAAATTCTAATATAACTAAATTCGTCAATAACGGTACTAGGGATGGACCAATAACATGAACATCAAATACAAAATCATAGAAGTGTGGCCTGATGAGCATCAAATTGTTGTTCGATATACCACAGATTTAATTACCGAAGATTCTGTTGTGCTCGCGCGCGATGCAGATGATAATATCGTAAGATGCAGAACAGATGTTCCGATCACGCTCCCCGTTCCTACACCAACGGGCGACGCTCTTGATAGTTTGATCATGCAAAATGCGCCAGTAACTTTTCTTAAGACCAAAGAATCTGTTTTAGATCCAAATCTAGATACTAGCCTTTCTGGTCTTGAATCATTGATTAATGTGAGCAAAACTCAAACATATAATGAAGAATATCGTCTGACTTCCGAAGATATTGCTAAAGTATTATCAGACTTCGGGAAGTCTTCTTAATGTATTACGATATTCTTTAGGAGAATCATATGATACCGTTAGGCGATAGTATAGTTTATTGTTATGAACATAAGGAAAAAATTTCTAGTATCATTTTTCCCGAGTCTCAGAATAAAATTAATGTAATAGAAATGATTATGGCTACGGCTCAACCAACTACTCCTTCAGGACAATTGTCTGATAGGACTGAAACGTTTTTTGGTAGATACAAAACTGTACATCGCCCAATGCCTACGATTCCGACTACGTTTAATAAAACATTTGCTGATATTTCTGCGGAACGCGCACAGCAAATTATAGATATGAATAAAGAAATCGTAATCGCATATTCAGGCGGAATAGATTCTACATTTGTGCTGATACAATTTTTAAAATTGTTAACTAACACGAGTCGCATTACACTGATTATGGATCAAAATGGCATTAAAGAAAATCCAACATTTTATCATGAGCACATCAAAAACAAATTAAATATTATCACGCTCGATTCATATCATGCAAGATTTAAACCGACTGCCGATCAGGTAATGGTTTCTGGAGATCAAATTCCACAGATATTTAATTGTACACTATCATCGATATTAGACAATAGGTTTTCCGATTGGAAACCTTGGGCTATAAAGAATTTTGATAGTGTTCATAAAGCTCAGTGGTTTTTAGAAACTATTGATCCTTGGTTAAAAAAAGCACCTTTTGAAATTACTACTATATTTGATTATGCTTGGTGGGCAGGTTTTTCTTTACGTTGGGATAATAGCCGTTGCCGCCAACTTAAATGGAACGATTCGTACGACAAAACGATTTATGATAATAATGTTTTATCGTTCTTTAGAACAGACGATTATCAATTATGGTCTATTTTTAATCATGACAAGAAAATTAAAACTACGCCTGAATCATTTAAGTATGTAATGAAAGACGATATTTTTAATTTTGACGGCAATCAAGATTATTACGATTCAAAAACGTCATATCCGTCTAATGGCCTAGGTATGAACAAAGATTCTTCTTTTGATTCAAGCAGAAAAATTGAAGTTCTATACAACAACGATAAATTACCATTGATTGTAGATAACAATTTAAATTTCTTTTTTAAATCTGATCTCAAAAACAATGTCTCTGAATTCCAGAAGATATTAAATCCTATAGATAATGGCGAATGGTATTAAATAAATTTTGGTCCGACAACCCAAACAACAATAGAGCGTCTGATGCCCTTGGTAACAGGCGCTACTCTGTGAATCATAAACGACGGGAATAATACAATTCTTCCTTTGTGCGTAGGCACATCTCTAGGAGTAGATTCTTTTCCTACATTGAGCTGAAAATTCCCGCCTTCGTATTCGTCATTCAAGCACAAAGTCAATGACAATTTTCTTGGCTCAAGATCTACAGAATGGCTAGTTCCAAATTCCATATCAGTATGCCAATCGTAACGCCCTTCTTTCTCGGCGTCATACGTCGTATACTGAAATGATGGATACCCATTTAGATGAAATCCGTAAAATTGCTCATTGACGGCTTGGATCACATTATTCAATCGATTGAAGATCCACGCAGTTTCCGGATTTCTGTTATGAAACTTGACGTTTGAAATTCGATGTTTCTTAATTTCTTCTTCGCTTTTTGATCCGAATGTAGTACCTAATTCTGTACCTTGAGCTTCACAGTACGCAACAATCTGATTAAGTTCTTCCGTAGTGAACGCATTATCCCAATATACCCAAGGCTCGGTTATTTTAGTTCTGGTCCAGGGATCATTATAAATCGTTGTGTATTTCATTCATTTTCTCCAGAGATCTTACACTATTATATAGCAGAACAATAAATAGCTAAAGATTATACATGGAGTTTCACTTATGGCTACTATTACAACTCGTACCGGGTTTAAAGAATACGTTCTTCGTCGTCTAGGTGCTCCAGTTATTGACATCAATGTGGACGACGAGCAGGTCGAAGATCGTATCGACGACGCTTTGCTCAAGTTTCGCGATTATCATTTTGATGGTATGCAACACGTATACTATCCACATCAACTGACACAAACAGATATCAATAATCAATATATTACATTACCTAAAAACTTCGTAGGAGTTACGCGAGTATTTGATATTAATGATTCTTTCGGAGCGATGAATTTGTTTAATATCAGATATCAGCTCCATCTGAATGAATTGTTTAATATCTCGAGCGTATCGGTCACACCATATGTTGTTGCGATGCGCCACATTGAGTTCCTTGAAGAAGTATTCGTAGGTAAGAAACCTATTCGATATAATCGCAATACAGATAAATTGTTTATCGACATGAGTTGGAATGAAGACGTTATAGCAGATCAGTATATTATGATTGACGGATATACGCAGGTTGATCCGGAAGAGTTTCCAGACGTTTGGAGCGATCCTTGGCTCAGAAAATATACGACAGCATTAGTGAAACTTCAGTGGGGCGAAAATCTAAAGAAGTTTGAGGGCATGAATTTGCCTGGCGGCGTTACATTCAACGGACAAAAGATTTGGGAAGAAGCTAACGAAGAGATCATTAAGCTGGACGATGAAGTGATCAACAATTATAGCTTACCCAACGTAGACATGATCGGATAGTAATGGCCACGAATAAATATTTCCGCCCATTTGCATTCGCGCGAGAGCAGGATACTGCTGAAGATTTGATCATCGAATCGATCAAGATCTATGGTCTGGATGTAAAATATCTACCTCGTACTATTATTGGTCCAGACACACTCTTAGGTGAGGATCCTTTATCACAGTTCAACGATGCTGTCGATATCGAAATGTATGTTAAGAATACTCAGGGATTCGAGGGAGAAGGAGATTTCCTTTCTAAATTCAATTTAGAAATTAGAGATTCCATGACGTTAGTGATGTCTCGTAAGAGATGGGAACAAGTATCTAACGAAAAAGTTTTGGATGAAGTTGGCTACAACATTCAAATGGAAACTGCTGACACTAAAAGTTGGGCTAACTCAGTAGCTCTGCGACTTGAAACTGGTGGAACTGAGGAGTATCAAACGCTATCTCCGCGACCATTCGAAGGAGATTTTATTTATTTTCCGTTGAATAAAAAACTCTACGAAGTTAAATTTGTAGAACATGAAGCAGTATTTTATCAGCACGGCAAACTTTACACATATGAGCTTTCTTGCGAGTTGGTTGATCGTATGGGTGCTCTTGATATCGCCACTGGTAATACTGAAATTGACGCTATCGAAACGAGATACAGCCAAAATATTCTTAATTATCAATTCCTGTTTGAAAATGGTGATGTTTACGCCGATGAAGATGGCGAATATATCTTGCAGGAATATCGCGTCGAAACACAAATAGCTACTGCTAACAATGAGATTTTCAGACAAAAGTCAATTGATGGATTCCTGGACTTTAGCGAAATTAATCCGTTTTCTGAAGTAGATAGGTTTTAAATGTTTGGTTCACAATTCTATCATCAATCACTTAGAAAATATGTTATCATGTTTGGTAATATGTTTAATGATCTTATTGTTCGTAGATACGACGCTTCTGGTAATCACATAGAAGCTGTTGCTGTTCCATTAGCATACGGACCAAAAGAAAAGTTTTTGGTGCGCATCACACAAGATCCTAATCTAGATCAACAAATCGCTATCCAGTTGCCTAGAATGGGCTTTGAGATGACGACATTAAATTATGACGGGACTCGACGACTAGCCTCAGCGACAAGAAACATCCGCGTTGTTAACGATAGAGATAAATTAGATTACAATTATGTTCCTGTTCCGTATGATCTACAATTCAATCTATATGCGTATGTTCGAAACGCAGACGATGGTGCTCAGATCCTTGAGCAAGTAGCTCCATACTTTGGTCCGGAGTGGACTAATCAAGTTAGGATTCTGCCTCAAACTAATATAATATTAGACATACCTACAGTGCTCAATACGATATCTATAGAAGATACGTATGAAGGAGATTTTCAAACTCGTCGAGCGATGATCTACACGTTTGACTTTACTGTAAAAGCATATTTCTACGGACCAGTTCGTCGTCAAGGTATTATCAAGCGCGCACAAGTCGATTTTGGTATTGTCACATCAAATTCTTCTAATAAAATTACTCTTGAAGATATTGCAAATACTGGGCGCATCTCACGCATTGTTGTTGTGCCCGGATTACTTGCGAATGGTAGCCCAACTACCAACAGTGCAGCTTCTATACACTATTCACAAATTAATGTAGAAGATGATTATGGATTTGCTTCTAATACTTTCGTGTATTCGGATGGATTGAAGTATAATCCTGTAACGGGAAATGATGAATAATTATGATTAATGAAAAAACAAACTTTGAGTTAAGCGTAGAACAAGCTCTTGGTCTACCCGAATCACCTCCTATGATTCGGGCTCTCTCCCCTGTGGAGGTTAACGCAAATGCGAACATTGACGATGACTTTGCTATCGCTCGCAACAATCTGCATCAAATTATTCACAAGGGTAATGATGCGCTTGAAGAAGCTCTTCTCGTGGCTAAAACTTCAGAACATCCCAGAGCATTTGAAGTCGTCGGACAACTTATCAAGACGCTCGTTGACGCTAATAAAGATTTACTTGATATCCAGAAAAAGTTAAAAGATCTTAAGAAAAACGATGATCCCAAACAAGAAGCTGCTATTCAAGCTACCAATGCAATTTTCGTAGGGAATGCTGCAGAATTGCAATCATTGATCAATGGTAGAAAATAATGGCTGTAAAGACATATCTTGGTAATCCGAATCTTAAAGCAGCTGGCGTTGTACATCAATATACTAAAGAACAAGTCGAAGAATACATTAAATGTGCTGGAGATGTTGAGTATTTTGCTCGCAGTTACATTAAGATCGTCAATGTCGACTATGGTCTTATGCCGTTCAATATGTGGGACTTCCAAGCAAAGATGCTTAAGACGTTCCAGAATAATCGTTTCAGTATATGCAAACTTCCCCGTCAGGTCGGTAAGTCTACGACATCTATCGCATATATCCTGCATCTGGTTTTATTTACAGATCAGCAGAACGTAGCCATCCTCGCGAACAAGGGAGCGCTCGCGCGAGACTTGCTTGCTAAGTTGCAACTAGCCTACGAATATCTTCCCAAGTGGTTACAGCAGGGTGTTGTAACTTGGAACAAAGGTAACATCGAGCTAGAGAATGGTTCTAAAGTTCTTGCTGCTGCTACGTCATCAAGCGCCATTCGCGGCGGATCGTTCAATCTGATTTTCCTCGACGAGTTTGCGTTCGTGCAACGTAACCTTGCTGATGCGTTCTTCGCTTCTACCTATCCTACGATCTCGTCTGGTAAAACGACTAAGATCATTATCGTATCTACGCCAAATGGTATGAATCATTTCTTCAAGATGTGGACAGACGCCACTGAAGGTCGTAGCGAATATGTCCCAATCGAAATTATGTGGAACGATGTTCCTGGGCGCGATGAGGAATGGAAGAAACAAACTATCGCTAATACTAGCGAAGAACAGTTCCGTCAGGAATTTGAAACTGAGTTTATTGGTTCGTCGCATACTCTTATTCATCCGATGAAGCTTCGCGAAATGGCTTGGACTACTCCAAATAAAGATAAGTTTGGCTTAGATTATTATGAACTACCTGATCCTCGTAAGATATACATAGGAGTATTTGACGTTTCTGAGGGTGTTGGTGGGGATTATTCAGCATTATCAATATTTGATGTCACGCAACATCCCTATCGCCAGGTAGCTAAATATCGTAGCAAAGAAATCAGTCCACTAATGTTTCCAGACGTTATCTATCGATTTGCTCGATGGTATAATAATGCTTATGTGCTAGGCGAAACTAATAACATAGGTCAGCAAGTCGTCCAGTCTTTGTTTATGGATTTGGAATACGAAAATGTTATTGCAACATTCACTAAGAATAAAAGCATTAAAGTAGGTGGTGGCTTCAACACTCGTTCTGCTTTTGGTGTGCGTACAACAAAATCTGTAAAGAAAATTGGGTGTTCGAACTTAAAGACTATCATCGAATCTAATAAACTATTAATCACAGACTTTGATACTATCGAAGAACTGACTAATTTCGTAGAAGTCAAAGACACATATAGAGCCGAAGAAGGCGGGCACGACGACTTAGCTATGACCCTAGTTCTTTTTGGTTGGCTCGTTACTCAGTCATACTTCAAGGATTTAACTAATAGCGACATACGTCGTAATCTAGCTAATGAGACTATGAAAGATGTACACGACGATTTGCTACCAGTGGGATTTATAGACGACGGCGGAGCTACTCAATCAATGGAATCGTCAAATCAGGACGATTCTGGATTCACAGATACTGGTGCTTGGTAATAAAGCCGTGTTTTTATAAATAAAACGAGTAGGATTTAGGGCGCGAAGAAAATACTTCGTTTTTTTATAAAAGGAGATAAGTCCGATGGCTTTCCAAGTTTCTCCAGGTGTTAATGTAAGTGAGATCGATCTCACAGCAATTATCCCTGCTGTAAGTACGTCTACAGGCGCAATCGCTGGTCATTTTCGTTGGGGTCCCGTATTACAACGCGCACTCATCGACTCAGAAGACACACTAGCAAAACAGTTCTATGCGCCAAACGGCAATACTGCTTCTGACTTCTTCACAGCAGCAAACTTCTTAGCTTATGGCAATTCGTTGTATGTTGTGCGTGTTGTTAGAGCCAACACGAGTTCTACAGATACTGCTGCAGCACGAAACGCGACAACAAATGCTGCAAATACCAAGATCACGCTGATTCTCAACGAAACCGATCATGCTAATAAGTTTGACGACGGTATCGTAGGCGTCGGACCATTCGTCGCTAAGTATCCTGGCGAACTTGGAAATTCTTTGCGTATTTCAGTTTGTCCAACAGCAAACGCATTCGAAAGCACGATTTCCGGAACTCTAGCTTTCACTAACAACAGTGTTAGTGTCGTTGCTTCTAATACAGTCGCAGCTTCTAGGCTTGTTTCCGGCGACATCATCCTTTGCGGACCAGATAAGCAAATAATTAAAGTTTCTTCCGTTTCTGGTCCAACGATCACTTTGCAATCTAAGTATACTGGTAATTCAGCAACGACTACTTCAGCTACTCGTCGTTGGGAGTATTTCGATAATGTGCCATCTGCTCCAGGAACATCAACGAGCGTATCTCGTAATGGTGGAAGCAATGACGAAATGCACATTGTTGTTGTTGACGAGGACGGTCGTTTCTCTGGAACATCAGGAACGATATTAGAAGTATTTGCTGCTGTTTCTAAAGCTTCTGGAGCTGTTGACGAAGTCGGAAATAATATTTTCTTTAAGGATCAACTGAATAACGGTTCTCGTTATGTTTGGTTCGCTGCTCAACTTCCAGCACACACTTTTGGTGGCGCTTCTCATCTAAGAGCAGTTAATTTTGGTGCAGGAACTCAGCCAATATTATCCCTTTCGTTTACACAAGGTAGGGATGGTAATTCACCTCGCGCTGCTGATTACATAAACGGATACAATCTATTCAAATCAGCTGAAACTGTTGATGTGTCGATTCTTCTTGGATCAGACGCAAACGCAACACGCGCAATACATCTTATCAATAACATTGCAGAATATCGCAAAGATTGTGTTGTTGCGCTTTCGCCTCTGCGCTCTGATGTTGTTGATAATTCTGCTTATGCAGGATCAGAAGTAGATGACATCGTAGCTTTCCGCAATACACTGCCATCAACTTCGTATGCGATACTAGATACAGGTTGGAAGTATCAATACGATAAGTATAATGACGTATATCGTTATGTTCCTGGCAATGGTGATACAGCCGGCACGATGGTTCGCACCGACAACGAGCGCGATCCGTGGTTTTCTCCAGCTGGATTCAATCGTGGTCAAATTAAGAACGTAATCCGTATGGCTTACAATCCAAACAAGACCGATCGCGATCAGCTTTACAAGAGAGGTATCAACCCAATAGTAACATTCCCTGGCGAAGGTACTATATTGTTCGGTGATAAGACTCTCCTAACAAAGCCATCTGCGTTCGATAGAATCAACGTTCGTCGTTTGTTTATCGTTCTGGAAAAGGCTATTGCTACGGCTGCTAAGTACATGCTGTTCGAATTCAACGACGCATTTACTCGCGCTCAGTTCAGAGCTATGGTTGAGCCTTTCCTTCGTGACGTTCAGGGTCGTCGTGGTATCACAGACTTCCGCGTAGTTTGTGATGATTCAAACAATCCTGGCGAAATCATTGATCGCAATGAATTCGTTGGTGACATCTACATTAAGCCTGCTCGCTCGATTAACTTCATTCAGCTCAACTTCATTGCAGTTCGCACTGGTGTTGACTTCTCTGAAGTCGTCGGAAAGTTCTAATAGGCGGAATAAATACTTTAAACAATAGGGAGATTAAAAGAAATGCCCTTTAATGTGTCCACATTCGCCGCACAAGGACTTCCATATGGCGGAGCGCGAGCATCACTCTTTGAAGTGTTTATGACACTTCCTGGAGCGATTGCAGAGGCTGCAGCGGAATCACAATTCCGCTTTGTGTGTAAAGCAACAACGGTGCCCACAAGCACCGTTGGACAAATTGAAGTTCCATACTTCGGTCGCAAAGTTAAACTTGCTGGTAACAGAACATTCGAAAATTGGTCTGTTACTGTCATGAACGATGACGATTTTCTTGTACGAAATTCGTTTGAGAAGTGGAGTTCGTTTATCAATTCACACGAAAACAATCTTCGTAATCCTGGTGTTAACTCTGAAATTGGTTTGGGATCGTATCGCACTATTGCTACTGTTCGCCATTATGCTAAGACAAGCGTTCTTGGCGGAGGCGGTACTGTTGGTGATTCTGCTATTCCTACTCGTGAATATACATTCGTTAACATCTTCCCAATTAATGTATCGTCAATCGATCTGAACTGGGAAACAACTGATGCCATCGAAGAATTCACAGTAGAATTCGCATACGATTACTGGACGGTTGATGCCGACATCAACAATAAGGTGATCTTAGGTTAATCCGATCGCCTTCTTTGATATTTTTAAACTGAAGGAATATAAATGGCGATCGAATTATTTGGCTTCCGTATCGGGAAAGCAGATGACGTTGAAGAAAAACGTGCGGTAGAAGTACCCTCATTTGCTCCTCCTCCTAATACAGACGGCGCGATGGAAGTCGCGCCTGGAGGCGCATATGGTACATACGTTGATCTAGAAGGCACTTCTAAAAATGAATCTGAGCTTGTCACTCGATATCGTGAGATGTCACTTTATCCAGAGTGCGAAGCTGCTATCGACGATGTTGTGAATGAAGCTATTATCACAGACGATCACTCGGATCCGATATCAATCAATCTCGATGAAGTAAAACAACCTGATAGCGTCAAGAAGCGCATCAAGGAAGAGTTTGATGAAGTATTAAAGTTGCTCGACTTTTCTAATCTATCATACGAACTATTCCGTCGTTGGTATGTTGATGGTCGTTTGTTTTATCATATAATGATCGACACTAAAACTCCTCGCAACGGAATCCAAGAACTGCGTTATATTGATCCACGACGTATCCGCAAAGTTCGTCAGCCAATTAAACGCACACCCGTTGTAGGACAAAATTCCAAACTAATTGCTCCAGCATTCGAAGAATACTATCTGTTCAATCCCGCAGGCATGGCGTCGGGAACTATGACGCAGGGCGTTAAGATTTCGAAAGATGCTATCTGCTATGTGCATAGTGGATTGATGGATGCTCGCAATAGAATGGTACTATCATATCTGCATAAAGCGATTAAGCCTCTTAATCAGCTGCGCATGCTTGAAGACGCTGTAGTTATCTATCGTCTCGCGCGAGCGCCCGAGCGTCGTATTTTCTACATCGACGTAGGTAATCTACCAAAAGCAAAAGCTGAACAGTATGTTCGTGACATGATGGTTCGCCATAAGAATCGTCTTGTCTATGATGCTGATACTGGCGCAGTTAAAGATGCTCGTAAGTTCATGACGATGCTGGAAGATTATTGGCTTCCTCGTCGTGAAGGTGGACGCGGAACTGAAATCACCACACTTCCAGGCGGCGAAAATCTCGGACAAATGGAAGACGTAGAGTATTTCCGCAAGAAACTTTATAAGTCTCTGTCAGTTCCAGTATCTCGTCTTGAACCCGAAGGCTCATTTTCTATGGGTCGTCAGGGCGAAATTACTCGCGACGAAATCAAGTTCGCTAAGTTTACGGATAGACTTCGCGATAGATTTACACATCTATTCGATAACATTCTTGAGATTCAATTACTTCTTAAGGGAGTAATGACTCGCGAAGAATGGAAAGATATTAAGAACGATATTAAATTTGATTTTCAGCGCGATAATTATTATGCTGAGATCAAAGATCAAGAAATGATCAATCAGCGTTTAGCAACTCTTGGTATTGTTGACGCATATGTTGGCAAGTATTATTCGACCGAGTGGGTTCGCAAAAACGTTCTTCGTCAAACTGATGATGATATCAAAGAAATGGATAAGCAAATTGCTGCTGAGCCAGATCCGATGGAAAGTGATATGAATGCGCAGCAACAGCAAATGCAGCAGCAAATGGCTCAGAAAGATCAGGATGCTAAGAACACACAAAAAGAAAAATCTACTCCACAGAAATTAGAAATTAACGTCAAGCACGAAGTTCCTGGCGCGACTAAGCCTTCTGTGAAGAAGGAAGAGTTTATTCCTAAAGAACTTACCGAAGACGATAAGAAACTCATAGAAAGCATGACCAGAGCTATTGAGCGTGTGTCTAAAGAAGATATTGTCGAATTGGAAGAGTTTAGGGATGAACTCTAGATATGGATGGGCTAGAACAAGCTAAACTTCTTTCAATCGCCGCCAAATTTGCTAAGGCCGAAGCTGAAGAAGTGCGCAATGAAGTTATTCGAGAGTTTCATGAATACTTCACTAGCCCGACATACGAGTTAGAAAGAGCAAAACTCCTTTCTATCGCTTCCAAATTCGCAAAGTCTGAATCTAATCTAGTACGTGAAGAACTGATAAGCGTTCTTAAGGAACTAGAAGAAAAGGTAATTTCAGAAAATTTTATACCCGGTCCTCAAGGGGAACGTGGTCTCATAGGTCCAGAAGGTCCGCAAGGACTAATTGGTCCTATGGGTCCGCAAGGAGAAACAGGTCCTGTAGGTCCTATGGGTCTTGCGGGAAATCGAGGAGAAACAGGTGGCATTGGACCAGAAGGAAAACAAGGTGAACGAGGAAAACAAGGTGAAAAGGGAGCTCCTGGTGAACGAGGGCAGCGTGGAGAACGCGGCGAACGAGGGCCGTCAGGTATTGACGGAGCCAACGGAAGCAATGGCCGTGATGGAACAAAAGGCGAAGCAGGAGAAAGAGGTCCACAGGGCCTTCCTGGCCGAAATGGCGCAAACGGCAAAGACGGACCGGTAGGTGCGAAAGGCGAAAAAGGAGATAAGGGAGATCCTGGCTCCGAAGCTAATGTAGAACCATTAAAAAAAGAATTCGAATTATTTAAAGACGCAATCGACAAGAGAATGTCGAGACTTGCGTTTAACATTTCTACCGCTGGAGGGTCTTCTGCAGGCTCCGGCGAAGTACGCCTAAATAGATTAGACGATGTGGATTACGTTTCAGTAGACGCAGCCACTGAAGGTCAAGCGCTCGTTTGGGATAATACTCTTAAGAAGTGGAAAGCTGGTAATGCGGTTGGCGAATCTTCCGGTGATTTTTCTGCCGAAGCAATAGATTACGGAACAATTGTAGGAGCTGTTGATATAGAACTTAGTAGGGATTACGGAACGCTTTAATGCCAATTCAAGTAAAGTTTAGAAGAGGTACAGCTACTCAACACAATTCGTTCACGGGAGCGAACGGTGAGATTACGGTTGACACCACTAATAAGACTTTGCGTGTTCATGATAATTCTACTGTTGGCGGAATACGTCTAGCTAGATTCAGCGAGCTGTCAGCTGCTACAAATTTGCTAAATGTCACTACAGATATCGTACCTACAAGCAATATAGAATTCAGCTTAGGAACTCCAACCAAACGCTGGAAAGATCTCTATCTTTCTGCTAACACCATTAATCTTGGTGGATTTAAAATTGGTGGAGAACCGGGCGCTGTTGTGTTCCGAAACCAAGCTAATACTGTTATCGGAACCTTTGATTCGCAGTTTCCGTCAGTATTTTCTGGCGTAACTATTAGTAATTCTAGTATAACAAATGTGATTTTAAATGGGGTTCTTGGTCCTACTTATGGTGGAACAGGATTTACTTCTCTAACGCCCGGAGGAGTATTGTTCGCAGCTAATAGTATAACATATAGTTTTGCTACAGGTGCAAACGGACAAGTATTGACTATCGTTGATGGTAGTCCTACTTTTGTTAACAGTACTTCTTTGACTATTTCTGGTGACGCTGATGGTGGTACATTTTGATGAGTAAAGAAAATGAAATTTTAAACATATACATCGAACAACAACAAAATCAGATTCAAGAAATGAATAAATCTATTTTGATGTTAACTACAAAAAATATTATATTAGAAAGAGAATTGAATTCATTAAAAAATATAAATAAAGAAAGTAACATACAACAAACAGAACCTGATGTGCAATCAAAAAGAATGACTATCGGTTCTAGAACTAGAAATTCTTAAAATAGTCAATCACAAAAAAGGACTTAATCATGGCATCAGTAATTAAAATTAAAAGAAGTACTACAGGAGGTACTACGCCTGCATCCCTGCAAGCAGGCGAGCTGGCGATAAATCTCGTAGATAAGAAACTATTTTCGTCTGATGGTACAACAGTATTCGCAATAGAATCAGCAACAGCGCCAAATTATCTGCAAGTTGCTAACAGCAAAGCATATCTCCAGGTATCTAACGCGACTACCCTGTTTAACAACAGACTCACAGTCGCCAACAGTAGATTCTACTTACAGGTAGCCAATAGCAAACAATATCTTCAGGTATCTAATGCTACTACATTATTCAATGACAAACTCTCGGTCGCTAATAGTAGATTTTATCTGCAAGTTGCTAACAGTAAGAATTATCTCGAAGTAGCCAACAGCAAAACTTATTTGCAAGTTGCTAATAGCAAGCAATATCTTCAGGTATCTAATGCTACAACGCTGTTTAACAACAAACTCTCAGTCGCTAACAGTAGATTTTATCTGCAAGTTGCTAACAGCAAAAACTACTTAGAAGTCGCTAACAGCAAGACTTATCTACAAGTAGCCAACAGCAAACAATATCTGCAAGTTTCTAATGCTGTTACGAACTTTCTACCAAAAGCTAATCCGTCATCGACTGGTAACTTCCTGCATACTGGTGATAACTTCACCATAACAGGTAATACCCATGTTGATGGAAACTTAACAGTCGAAGGATCAGTAACTTATATTTCATCTCAGACATTGAACGTCGACGATTCGATGATCAAGCTGGCTGCAAATAATGCTGCTGATACGGTTGATACAGGATTCTACGGGAAATATGTTTCTGGAGGAACTAAATATTCGGGACTATTCAGAGACGCGACAGATAGTGTGTTCAAATTTTACTATGGATTATCGGCTGAGCCCACCACAACAGTAAATACTGGAGGAGCTGGGTATGAAATTGCAACGATTGAAGCTATAGTAGATGGCGGAACGTATTAACTGATTTTAAATTAACCAGTGGGGGGAACGAGTGCTTTCCCCCCACTTCCTCTTTAGGAGATTTGGTTGGCTTCGACTATTAAAATAAAGCGCAGTAGTGTTGCGGGTAAAATACCACTTATAGCAGATTTTGCTGCAGGCGAAATCGCAATCAATACAAAAGACAAGAAACTATATTCTTCGAACGGCACAGCTGTATTCGAAATCGGATCTAGACTAACTAATCTTTCCGTATCCGGTAATACTACAATTTCAGGATTGATCGCAAATGGATCTCCCGGAACAACGAATTATGTTCTTAAGACGAATGGTACTACGACGTTTTGGGGTCTTCCTATAGGAGCTCAAGGTCCAGCTGGACCTGAGGCCGACACATTCGACTTTGGAACTTTTAATAATACAGTCACTGATCCTATTATGTTTTTTTTAAATCAATTAGGAATGGATTTAGGAACGTTTGTTTCTCCTGCGGCATTCAATTTAGATTTGGAGTCATTTTAAAATGTCATTAAAAATTCGCAGAGGTTTGGCAGCAAGCAGAACTTCAATTACGCCTGCAGAAGGCGAATTTATCTATACTACAGATACGAAAAATGTATACATAGGCGACGGCACAACCGCTGGTGGTAATATACTATCAGGCGGCGGATCAAATACTGCCGGATATCTTCAGGTATCTAATGCAACTACGTTATTCAATAACAGACTGACAGTTGCAAATAGTAAAGCATATCTTCAAGTTGCTAATAGCAAACAGTATCTACAAGTTTCTAATGCTACAACACTGTTTAACAATAGACTCACAGTTGCTAATAGTAAGACATATCTTCAGGTAGCTAACAGCAAAACATATTTGCAAGTCGCAAATGCTGCTACATTGTATGCTACCAAAGTAAACCCTACTACATCCGGATTGCTCGCGCACACAGGACGAGCGACTATCTCTACGAACCTTAATGTTTCTGGCAATACTACAGTATCTGGATTGATTGCCAACGGAACTCTCGGTATATCAAATTATGTTCTAAGAACTAATGGCACAACTGTTTTCTGGGGAGAATCTACTGGCGGAGGAGGAGGATCAAATACTGCCGGATATCTTCAAGTTGCCAACGCTACGATCCTGTTTAATAATAGACTGACTGTTGCTAATAGTAGATTTTATCTGCAAGTTGCTAACAGCAAAACATATCTACAGGTAGCTAATGCTGATACATTGTACGCTACTAAAATATCTCCGACTACATCGGGATTGTTAGCTCATACAGGGCGCGCAACAATATCAACTAATCTAGATGTTTCTGGTAACACTACAGTTTCAGGATTGATTGCTAACGGAACTCTTGGTACATCAAATTATGTCCTGAAAACAAATGGCTCAACAGTATTCTGGGGTGCTTCGGCTGGCGGGGGTGGCGGCGCTGGTGACGTAGTTGGACCGGCTAGCTCCACAAACAACGCTATAGTAGTGTTTGATGGGGCCACTGGAAAATTAACTCGAAATAGTTTGGTCACTATTAGCAGCACAGGTGCTATAGTCGCACCATCTGTTGGATCAATCATACCATTTTACTATGATAATCAAGCGGCTTTTCCATCAGCTGCATCTTATCATGGTGCTATAGCGCACAGCCATTCTGATGGTAAAATGTATTTTGCTCACGGCGGTAGTTGGAACGCACTAGCTAATAACATCGACGTTAATGATAGACTTCAGGTAGCTAATGCGGTT